GCGATGCTGCCGGTGACCGCGTGGAGTGGGCCAGGCGTGTACGCGAGCTGCGCGAGGACGAAGGCTGGCCAATCCTCACTCATAATGACCGTGCTGACCTAAAACCCGGTCTATGGGTAGGTTTTGCCTCATTGGCACCCTGCGGTATTCTCCTCTTGCATTAAGGTAACATGTAATGTTACCTTAATGTGACATATGCAAGAAAATCTACATACTCCACAGACCCTCCCTGATGAAGCTGTGTTAAATAAGACACGGCACTCCAACGAAAAGTACACAGCAGAAAAGATTATCGAGGCGCTGAAGACTTCGCGGGGGATGATTGCGGTAGCCGCCCGGGTCCTGGGCTGTGACAGAAAGACGATTTACAACGCCATCCAGCGGCACCCTGCTATCAACGAAGTCGTGGCCGGTGAGCGCGAGTTGATGGTGGATTCGGCTGAGCTGAAGCTGATTGAAGCGATTCATAAGGGTCAGTCGTGGGCCATTGCGTTTTGCTTAAAAACCCAGGGCCGGAGCCGTGGGTATGTGGAACGGCAAGAAACGGTGAACACCGTGGTCAGCATGGCCGATCTCGTCTTGATGTCACATATCCCAGCAGATTCAACATCATCAGGGAACGACACCGCATGATTGAGAATCGCAACCTAGTGGCGCGAGCGAAGGTTGACCAGTGGCGGGCGGACCCGGTGTTTTTTGTTCGGGACCAATTTAACGTACAGCCGGATGCGTGGCAAGCCGAAGCGCTAACGGCATTTCCGAAGAGCCAGCGTATGGCGTTCAAATCCTGTAAAGGCCCAGGGAAAACAGCCGTGCTTGCGTGGCTCGCGTGGAATTTTTTGGCAACGCGACCCTGGTGCAAGGTGGCTGCGACCAGTATTTCTGGCGACAACCTCTTCGATAACCTCTGGCCGGAAATGGCAAAATGGCAAAGCAAATCCGAATATTTGAAACTCGGGTTTGAGTGGCAAAAAACTCGGATTGTGTGCCGAGAGTTCCCCGAAACTTGGTGGATGTCCGCACGGCAATGGGCAAAATCTGCAGATCCTCAGCGGCAAGCCGATACCCTAGCGGGGATACGTGCCGAGTACTTACTGTTTTTACTCGATGAGGCCGGGGGGATTCCGGATTCCGTGATGGTAGCAGCCGATGCGGCGCTGGCAACGGGCAAAGAATCGAAGATCGTCATGGCCGGAAACCCAACCCAACTGGAAGGGCCGCTCTACCGGGCGTGTACCTCGGAGCGTCATCTCTGGCGCGTTACCGAAATCACGGCAGACCCGGACGATCCGAATCGTACAACTCGGGTGTCTGTGGAGTGGGCAAAACAACACATTGAAAAATACGGCCGGGACAATCCGTGGGTGCTGGTCAACGTGTTTGGAAAATTTCCACCATCCAGTCTCCAAGGGCTGCTTGGACCGGATCATATTAGCGAGGCTATGCAGCGTAAACCCCAAGATACCAACTCTAATATCGCGCCGAAAATTCTTGGGGTAGATTGTGGACGATTTGGCGGAGCGCGGTCTGTCATTTTCCCCCGGCAGGGGCACTCTGCGTATAACCCCGTAGTGATGCGGCCTGATCGCTCCGAGCGAGATTGGACGGCGACCTTTGCAGGCCGCATCGCCCAAGCGATTGAAACATGGAAACCAGACGCCGTTTTCATTGACGACACAGGCGGGTGGGGTGCTGGTGTCGTGGATGCACTTCAATCAAGCGGGTATCCGATTCAGCCAGTGAATTTTGGAGCGAGGGCGATCGATGCGCGATATAAAAACCGACGTGCAGAAATGCACTTTCTCGCGGCTGAATGGGTCAAAGCTGGCGGAGTGCTGCCGGTTATGCCGGAGCTGGTGAGGGAAGCGACCGTCTCGAATTACTGGTTCCGTAACGGGCAATTCCAACTCGAAGAAAAGGAACAAGTCACCAGTAAGTTACATGGCGAGTCGCCTGATCTCTGGGATGCGTTTTGCCTGACCTTCGCACAGCCGGTGGCGTTGGCGACGGGGCTGCCCTGGGTAGATCGGCAGTCGGGGAAGGCGTTAATGGAGCGGGACGAGGAAACAGTGGGGAGTGCATGACGACCGAGTCGGCGGTGCAGACGGTTCGAGCGCTCGAGGTCGGGGATCTTTCACGACTAGCGGCATTGGCGCCGGAGTTTCTTGAAGAGTTCTACGGCTGGCGAACCAGCTGCAACACGGAACAACTAGAGGCTAAGTGGGCGAGGCTGTATGCCTCCGGGGTCGGCATCGTGTTTGGCTTATTTGAAGGGGACGACCTGGTCGGGGCCTTGGGAGGATTTTTGTATCAGGATTTTTACGACGGCGAGTGGGTGGCGGCTGATTTAGGCTGGTTCGTCAAGAAGGCGTCCCGGCGCGGCCTCAAGCCGTTACTGCTCCTGCGGCTGTTTGAACAGTGGGCAAAGTGCAAGGGGGCGGAGCGGATCACGTTCACCACGATTCTCAACCCGAAGGCGCCGGGGGAGATCCAAGATTTTAGGAGGCTAGGCTATGCACCACGACAGGTGGTTTTTGGAAAACATCTCTGAGCGGAGGCTATGCAGTTGCACAGGATTTGAAATCGGGATGCTTGTGGCAGGCTTAGCAGGGGCAGCTAGCTCGACGGCGCACACAATCTATCAGGCGACTAACAAAGATGACAGCGATATACCTGATATGCCGGCGCCACCAGAATCGGCGCCCGAAGCAGAAAAGGAAGCTTATAAGTCGGCGCAGCTAGCTCGCAAGAGACGCCAGACACAGCAGCGAAAGGTGGCAGGCGTAGAAGGCCGTGAAGGAACCATTTTAACTGGCAACAGGTTGGGAGGAGCAACCCCTAGCATGCAGCCAAACGAAATTGGGGGCATGAACGCAAGCGGGAAATCGTATGGCTCGGCACCCGCCCCGAAAACCTTATTGGGAGGCTAAGAGGGTGGAAACAAAGCGGCAGAGGATTGGTAAAGAAGTTGCCTATTTAAAAAACGAACGGTTGTCGTTTGATTCCCATTGGCGCGAGCTGGGGGAGCATTTTGCCCCTCGGCGAATACGGTTTTTTGACCAAGACCGGAACCGAGGCGAAAAGCGAAATCAGAAAATTATCAATTCGCATGGAGTCTTAGCCTTGCGGACCCTGCGATCAGGGATGATGGCGGGCATCACCAGCCCGGCTCGTCCTTGGCGGAGGCTGACGACGCCGGACCCGGATCTGGCGGAATATGGACCAGTGAAGGAGTGGCTCCATACCGTCAATAAGCGGATGACGACGATAGATCTCCGAAGCAATTTATATAACGTTTTGCCGACTCTCTACGGAGACTGCGGTCTCTTTGGAACGGGAGCGTGCATGATGGTCGATGACCCCGACGACCTGATCCGGTTTTACAGTTTTCCTGTCGGTTCCTACTGGTTAGCGTGCGATCACCGGGGGCTGCCGAATGTCTGTGTGCGGGAGTTTCAAATGACGGTGCGACAATTAGTAATGGCGTTCGGAGATAAGACGGCGTCGGAATCCCGGAAGTGGGACAACTTTAGCCGGCAAGTGCGGGATGCATGGGATAATGGGCGTTATGAGGAAGCCATATCGGTGGTCTCGTTTATTGGGCCGAATACTGAGTGGAGCCCGCAGAAGTTAGAGTCGAAGTACAAGCGTTTTTATTCCTGTTATTACGAAGCAGGGATGTACGCGGCGAACGGGCTGATTAGTTCGGCTGATGCTGAAGATACATTTTTAAGCGAAAAAGGGTTTGACCTGTTTCCTGTGCTAGCTCCGCGATGGGATGTCACGGGGGAAGACACCTATGGGACTAGTTGCCCGGGCATGGAAGCCCTGCCAGATGTCAAAGAGCTACAGATGCTCATGAGAAAGAAAAAGCGGGGCTTGGAAAAGCAAATCGATCCGCCGTTGACGGGGCCTGTAGCGTTGCGGACACAAAAGACATCACTAATGGCTGGCGATATAACCTACCTCGATGTTCGAGACGGGCAGCAGGGGTTACGTCCAATTCACGAAACCTCCTTGGCGTTGCGTGATCTAATAGCGGACATTCAAGAAACGCAGCGGCGCATTTCGCGAGCATTTTATGAAGATTTATTCTTGATGATGGCGCAATCAGACCGGCGACACATCACGGCCCGCGAGATTGACGAGCGGCACGAAGAAAAGCTGTTGGCCCTGGGGCAGGTACTTGAGCGAATGAACGACGAACTGCTGGACCCACTGACCGACTTAGAATTCGACAGAATGGTCAAGGCAGGGCTAGTTCCGCCGCCGCCTAAGGAATTGCAGGGGGTAGACCTGCGGGTTGAATACATATCAGTTATGGCCCAGGCCCAAAAGCTCGTGGGCGTGGCGGGACTTGAACGATTTATTGGCTTTGTCGGCAATATGGCAGCCGCTTATCCGCAAGTGTTGGATAAGATTAACGCCGACAATGTAGTCGATGAGTATGGGGACCGCATGGGCGTGGCGTCTAAAATTATCGAGGATGACGAAACAGTGGCGCTTACGCGGCAGGCACGGGCGCAGGCGCAGGAAACTGCGGCGAAAGCGCAGTCGGTGCCACTGGTAGCAGATGCAGCAAAAACCCTCTCAGAGACGGATATGTCGACGGACAATGCACTGACCCGTGTGTTGGCGGGGGCGTGATATGCCAGAGAAGGCGCTCGTCGGCAACGCGGCAGATCCAGAGCAGGTGAGGCGGGCCGGGGAGCGATCCCTGTCGTTCCGTCAGCAGGAGTTAAATGACCTTGCCTATGTCTTATCAAGCCGACAGGGGCGGCGGTTTCTGTGGCGGCAATTGTGTGAGGCGGGCGTGTTTAAGTCATCGTTTCATCAGAGCGGGTCGGTTGTGTATTTCAACGAAGGCCGCCGAGAAGTCGGTCTGAAACTGCTGGCTGATCTGACGGAAGTCGATCCGTCGATGTACCATCAAATGGCGCAAGAAGCAAAACTTGATGAAGTGAAGCGAGAACCCACGCCCAAAACTAAGGAGGAACACTGATGAGTGTTGAAATCACCACACCGTCGGCTGCCGCACCAGCCACGCCGCCGGCAACGACAGTAGAGACGTCCCCCGTACCGCAGGCTGCGACGACGACTACGCAGGTAGCAACGCCAGCGGCGGGTGAGACTAAAACTGCGGCTGGAGCGCCTCCGGCGCCACTGCTGCTTGTCATTCCGAAGGATAGTTTGCTCGAAGCCTCTGCGAGTGAGAAGACGGCGGCCGAAGCGACGGCCCTGGGACTCTCCCCTGAACAGGCGCAGAAAATGCTTGAGGGAAAGAGCGCAGCGGTGTCTGAGTTTATGAAGGGGCAAGAAGAGAAGTTTGCGAAGCTTACCCGCACGGACTGGCCGGCTCAAATCAAAGCTGACCCAGATTTTGGCGGGGAAAAGTATGCGGAGACCGTGGCGTTGGCGAAGAAAGCGTTCGACCGATTTGGGGATCCTGAATTGGCGAATGTCTTGAACGTCACAGGCTATGGGAACCACCCATTGCTGCTTAAGTGGGCAGCCCGAGTCGGGCGGGCAATGGCCGAAGATAGGGTTGTCGTCAGCCGTGGCGGAGGACCAGCGGGCGGCAAGAGCATAGAAGAAATGTTCTACGGCGGGGCTGGAACCCCGGCGTAGTCGCAATCACGATTACAATGAAGGGAGCACAAAATGGCAACAGTGGGAAATACAGTCTTGACTTTGGCAGATTGGGCGAAGCGACTCGATCCTGACGGCAAGACGCCGTCAATCGTGGAACTGCTGTCCCAGACCAATGAAGTTCTGAACGATATGCGGTGGCTGGAAGGCAATCTTCCGACTGGTCATCGGACGACGGTTCGGACGGGCTTGCCGACGGTGGCGTGGAGGCTGTTGAATAATGGCATTACGCCCAGCAAGTCAACGACCGCACAAATCGACGAGCAGTGCGGAATGCTAGAGGCCTACAGCGAGGTCGATAAAGACCTGGCCGAGCTGAACGGCAACACCAGCTCCTTCCGGCTCTCGGAGGCGCAAGCCTTCATCGAGTCGATGAACCAGGAGATGGCGCAGACCCTGTTCTACGGGAACAGCGGGACGGCCCCGGAGGAGTTCACCGGGCTGGCGCCGCGGTACGCGACCATCTCGGGTGCCAACAACGGCTCGAACGTCCTGAGTGGGGGCGGTTCCGGCTCGGACAACTCGAGCGTGTGGCTCATTTGCTGGGGACCGAACACCGTCCACGGCATCTACCCGAAGGGCAGCAAGGCCGGCCTGATCCACGAGGATCTCGGCCTAGTCACCGTCGAGACCGCCAACGGGATCGGCGGCGGCCGGATGCGAGCCTATCGGGATCACTGGCAATGGAAGTGCGGTGTGGCCCTGCGAGATTGGCGTTATGCCGTTCGCATTTGCAACATTGATATTTCCAACCTGATTGCCAAAAGTTCGGCGGCCGACTTGATCGAGCTAATGATCAAGGCGATCCATCGGATTCCGGCACTGAAGATGGGAACGCCTGTCTTTTACATGAACCGGACATGTTTCCAGATGTTGGACATCCAGCGACGGGATGATGTGGTTACTGGCGGGCAGCTTCGCTACGACCAAGTAGACGGGATCATGACCCCAACGTTCCGGGGCATTCCGATTCGCAAGGTTGACCAGCTCTTGGAGACAGAAGCAACAATCAGCTAACACGCGGCCGGCGAAAGCCTGCGTTTAATGAAAGGACACGAATATGAATGTCGACAATTACAACACCTTTTCGGATGCTCAAGCCCTGACTGAGACCACGGTATCTACCAATCTGGTCGATTTATCAGCGGCTCGGGCTATTGGAGAAGGCAATCCATTGGCGGTGATGATTACAGTGGATGTTGCTGCTGACGCAGGGAACAACAATGAAACGTATCAGTTTACGGTGCAGACGGATGACAATTCATCCTTCTCAAGTCCGATGAACCTGACTACAATCCTGTATGGCGCGTTGCCGAGCATTCCGCGGGCACATCTTGCGGCAGGCAGCGTGATTGTGCTGCCGCTGCCAGTTTTGAGCGAGACGACGGGCGAGCGGTATGTGCGGGTTTCCTATACGCTAGGCGGGACGACGCCTTCTGTCACTGTCACGGCAGAACTGCAGCCAATGAATATGGTGCAAGCGTATCGGTCATACGCAAAGGGCTTCACGATTAGCGGGTAGCAGAGTCGGGAAGGGTCAATGGAAGCGGGCTGGGAACCGTAAAGGCATCCTGGCCCGCCCACAATTAGGAGAAACGCCATGTCACAGAAGGCACAAATTCGGGTTCAAGCAATTCGCATGGGCTATCGAGGCGTGGAGCGGGTAAAGCCAGCGACAGTGTTTTTTTTGGATTCAGAGAAAGAGTTTTCTAAACTCTGGATGCGAAAATTACAGCCAGGGGAAATTCCGCCGCCGGTAGAGCAGGACAGAGCGTTGATTCCCGGTCCCAGCGGGGGGGCTACTGGCGGCTTTGTGATCTAGGAGGAACACATGGGAGCAGGACACGATCGAGCTAGTTTCAATACTGACTATGAGACCGTGGCGGCGGGATCGACAAATCAGACTTTGGGAACAACCGGAACCGCTGGAGATATTCTAGAACGGCTGATTATCACAGTGACTACAGCCGTATCAGCGGCCGTGTCAATTAAGGACGGAAACGGCGATGCAATTTCGGTTTTGCCGAACTCGCCTGGCGGGGGCGTAGGGGTTTACGTGGTTGAAGTCGGAGCGCGATGCGTCAACACGACGACGCCCGGTTGGAAAGTCACAACGGGGGCGGGGTCATCGGTCATCGGCGTTGGGCGATTCCGGTAAGGAGGCCTATGAAATTAGTTAATATGAAGTTGGCGGCAGAGAAAACAAAGGAATACGTAGAGCCTACGTTGGTCGGTGGAGACACGAATGTGCCAGCCTATCCCTACGGACTATGCCTGCGCTTGGAAAACGCCCAGTTAGATAAACTGGGCCTTGATATCAAAAACTTGGTCGTCAGCCAGGGCATCAAGCTTTTGGCGCAGGGGGAGATCAAGGGGGTCTACACAAACGAGCAGCAGGGGCAGAAGGCGCAGCAAAGTGTAGAAATCCAGATTACTGAGTTAGTGGTGAAGCTTGAAAATGCCAAGGCGGGAAAGCAGACAGGGGGAGAGGAGTCAAAAGAGCAAAGCGCGGAGACAATCCTTTACGAAGGGGCAGCCTGAGTAACCCCCTGAAAGTGTGGCGGCGAGGCCTACATAAAAAAAATATGCGGGGAACCTTTGTGGATTTTAGTGTTGCTTTTAATGGGGGCACCGTCTGGGGTACAGGAGCGCACGATCTTGGAACGCTTTAGCGATGAGGCGTCGTGTCTGGTGGTGCGTGAGCGGGTGGATCGTGCGATGCGAGAGAGTTATCCGACCGACCAGGATTTTCAGGTGAGGTGTGAGTATAAAGAGGTGCCGACGTTGGAGCCATCGATGCCGCCGAAGCAGTATTTTCTCTACCGATCTGACGGATTTGTGACCGAGATGTAACAAAATGGGGAGGCGGCGGGGCGGTTCTGAAACTAGTCGCATAATTCACCTTAAAAAGGTGTGCGCCTGATGCTGTTCTGGGACTTCCAAACCAAACTGATTGGAGTCAGCATGGTATTGGTAGTCTTTGCGACCAGTTACATGATAGGGCGTACGCAGGGTTATGCAAAAGCGCGGGCGGAGTGTGAGCAGGCCATGTTAGTTGCTATTGCGGAGCAAGCTCAGAAGTCCGCGGCGGCTGCTCAAGCTCAATCCGAAAACTCGGCTCGTTTAGTTAAGAAGGCAATACAGGCGAAGGCCGAGAGCGAGGAGCAGACCGCGTCCTTGCAAAAGGAGCTAGACGAGTATGTGGCAAAGCATCCAGAAGAATGCAAGGTATCTGCTGAGTTTGAGCGGGTGTTTGATGCTGTGGGGCGGGTGCAGCTCGCTCCCATCCCCCCCGACGGGCCTGTGCCCGCCCCCGCCGGTCCCGCCGGAGGAGTTTCTGAATCACCAGAAGCCGGAACTACGACCACTGAAATCTTACACGCCTATCACGAAGCCGTCCAAGAACTTTTTGCACTCTGGGACGACTACGCCGCCTTAACACACTGGGTCCGGTCTACTTATGCGCTAGCGCGAGGGGGATGAATGGCCTACGATGACACGACCTTAGCAAATATGGCCCTAGGGCATATTGGAGTTTCAGAAGAGATTGCTGACGTAAGCACGGAAGCAAGTGCAGCGGCGGCTAAATGCAACCTATTTCTGTTGCAGGCCAAAGAATCAACGCTTGAGGCGTTTGCTTGGCCGGAAGCCACGCAATATACCTACCCGGGACTTGTTGAAAACTTTACTACCCTGCAAACCGCGCACGACTGGGATTACTCCTATCGGTATCCTTCAGATTGCGTCATGGTGCGGCGGATCGTCACTGTGCTAGGACGTCAGGATCCGAACCCGCCGCCATATAAAATTGGCAGTGACAGCACGGCACGTTTGATTTACACAAATGAAATCGATGCGTACATCGAATACACAAAACGCTTGGTTGACCCGAATTTTTATGGTGCGTTGTTAGCCGAAGCCGTGTCTTGGAGATTGGCAAGTTTTATTGCGCCGTCGTTGTCACGAATCAAAGGGATGCAGACGACTGCGATGGGAATCTTCGACATGATTGTCGGCAAGGCGAAGGTTAAGGGGGCCAACGAGCAGCAACATTCGGAACCGCCGGAGAGTGATTTCATCCGAGCGAGAGACTAATGGCATCCGAGACAAACATACACTTTATAGGGGCCACGGGGCTAAAAGATTATTTCAAGAAGCACGAAGCGGGCGTAAACTTAATTCTCCCGATGGCT